ACATTGTCGGGCTCTACTTGCAGCCGCCCGAGAACGCCGTGGTGTTTTCGGTCGACGAGAAGCCGCACATCCAGGCTCTGGAGCGCGCCCAGGGCTGGTTGAAGCTGCCCAATGGCAAAGCCGTGACTGGGTTCAGCCACGCCTACAAACGGCACGGAACCACGACCCTGTTCGCCGCGCTCGATACCGAAATTAGCCACAGGGTTATGCCAGCATCGCGCGCATGGATCCGATGGCGGACATTGCCGCGGCGGTGCGGCTGCTCGCGCAGAGCGGGGATGCGGGCGCGTTGCGGGTCGCGGCGGCGCTCGAGGCGTGGCGCAGCTCGGCGGAGATCACGCTCGAGGAGGCGTTGGGCCGCGCCCCGGGTTGGCGTGCGGGCTGGCGGCTGCGCCGGCGTGACGAGGCGGCGCTCCGGATGGCGCTGCAGTTTCCGAACCTGTCAGACCGGGCGCTCGCCGTGAAGGTTGACGACGTCGTGAACCGCTACGAGACGAGCGCCTGGCGGCGCGATCGCGTCAGCGGCCATCGGCCGGACGGCGTCAATGGCCTCGCCTTCGACATCCTGATCCATGGCGGGCTGCCGGGCATCGAGCACCTGCGCAAGGCTTTTGAGGATTGCAACCGTCGTAATCCCCCATCGGGACCGGCATGCTGCCCGCCATGAAATCCGGAGACAGCGATGCCTCGCTATTAGCCGCCGGCGCTGAGCCGTGGCGAGCAGGCCACCCAATCGGCCGAGCGCGCCGGGCGGCACGCCGTGGTTGCCGATCAATCCCACGCGAGGGCGATCGAGGCGGCCAACGACGAAACCGCGCGGCGGCGCAAATTGCAGGCGGCCGTCGGGATTACTCCCTTCCACGAGCAGCCGGCGGCGGCGCCGCTGTTGCACGTCCATCGCCTGCTGACGAGCGGGATCGAGCGGATTGATGCCGACACCGACCTGCTCGAGATCGAGCGATATTTGTCGACCGGCACCCACCGAAACTGAACTGTGCGAATTTTCCTTTGTTTCGGTGCCGGCCAATCGCGACGCGCTGATCATCGACAAGTCTTACCCCGCCGTCATCGCCGCACCGCAGTCCTATTGCCCCCGGGCCGCCGTCGACACTCGAATATGCCGGCATGCTGGCGCAGCGCAGTGCATTATTGCATCGCGACCATCCGGAAATCGAGGAAGAGGCGGCCGCGGCCGATCGCGACGCGGCGATCTCGCGGGCCAATGCCGAGATGACCGGGCACCTGCGCCGCTGGGCCATCGCCATGGCCTGGCGCGGCTATGTCAATCGCACTCACCGGGCCGCTTGCTGATGCCGGCCCCGCCGCCCGATGTGCCGATGATCCGTGCCGGCAACAGCCAATGCACCGTTTGGCAGCGCTTCCGGTTCACGCGATCGATCGAGCATCTGCCGCCCGTTGTGTTCTTCGAGGCCTCCGAGCGGGTGCAGACGTTCAACGAGGCGGTGCTGGCGCCGTTCACGGCGTGCACCGTGTCGATCGGGCGCCGACAAGATCCTCACCGGCTATTGCGACGTCGTCGAGCCGCGCGTCGAAAAGCGCAACCACGAGATCTCGATGGCGATCCGCAGCAAGACCGCCGACCTGGTCGACTGCAGCGTCGATGTCGATGCGCTGGCCGCCGTCGCCGGCAGCTGGGCGATCACCGCCGGCACGGTCGGCAGCGCGGCCAAGCTGATCACCTCGCCCTACGATATCGCTGTGGAGTCGGTGCAGGACGTGGCGCTCAACATTGCCTACCCCATTGCGGTGCCGCCGGGTGCGACCTGCTGGCAGATCCTCGAGGAGCTCGGGCGCGTCACACAGCGCCTCATCTATGACGCGCCGGACGGCAGCCTGGTCATTTCGCCGGTCGGCACCGCCCACGCCGCCTGCGGCCTCGCCGAGGGCGTCAACATGGAATACGGGACGGCGCGGTTGTCGAGCGACCAGCGCTATTCGAAGGTTGTCGTCTTTGCGCAGGACACCTTTCTCGACACGCAGGACGCGCCCTATCTCGGCTTCAAGCAGACCGCGACCGACAACAGCGTGCCGCGCAACCGGCTGCTGATGATCCCGACCGATCTGCCGGGGCCCAACGGGCTGTATGCGCAGCAGCGCGCCAATTGGGAGGTCGCGCGACGCTATGGCCGCTCGCGCCAGGTGCAGATCACGGTCACCGGCTTCCGTGACAGCGCCGGCGCCTTGTGGGAGGTCAACACCGTCGTCAACATCCGGGCGCTGTCGCTGAAAATCATCAGCGAGGACATGGTCATTGCGCGCGTTGAATTCGTGCTCGACGAGCGCGGCTCGCGCACGACTCTGACCTGCATGCCGCGGGCCGGTCTGGTCCCGCAGCCGTTTATGCCCGGACCGCCCTTTGCGATCATCCAGGCAGACGCGCGGCGCGCCGCGGCGGGACAGAACGCGGTTGCGACGGGCAATACGACATGAGCGGCGAGATCCCCAGCCCCGATATCGACTGGGCGCTTACGACCAGCTGCAGCGCAATGCCGCGCGCACCCGCAATTCGCTGGCCGGCGTCACCTGGATTTGCCCGACGACAGCGGGCCGGTGCAGAAATTCCAGACCGAGGGCCACGTCGGCGAATTGCGCACCAACGTCGCCCGCGTCGAGAACCACGGCTTCAGCTCGCTGCCCTTGGTGGGCGCCAAAGGGATCGCGATTTATCTCGGCGGCGACCGTGGCAACGGCATCGTCATTGCAACCGTCGACGCGCGCTACCGCCCGACCGGGTTGCACCCGGGCGAATGCCAAATCTACATGGTCGACGGTGCGCAAAAGGACGGCACCGGCGGCACCACGCGAACGATATTGCAGGGCCTCCTCGGCTGGGTCGCCAAATTGCTCGGCGTGACGATCCTCGTCGGCGACAGCGACACGCAGAACGTGACGATCACCGCCTCGAGCCTCATCAAGCTCGTCGGCAATGTCGAAATCACCGGCAACCTGACCGTCGACGGCAAGACGACCACGACCACGGTGCAGAACCTCAGCATCCAGGGCACCGAAAGCGGCGGGGACGCGGCATGAATACGATGGATTCCTCTTCCAGATTCGGGAAGCCGTTCTCGCCGTACAGGCTTGTCGAATTGACCAGGCCGGTTCGCCAGGGATCGCAGTCGCGCGACGGATTGGCGGCGCTGCGCCGGTCCGCGGGCTACCGCTGCGCCGTGCCTCCGAGCCCTATCTGCTACAAACATTTCTCTTCCAGAACGGGAGCATATTCGCGTGGATCAAGCGACCGAACTGACGCTCGAGCTGACAACGCCGTTGCAGCCATTGGGCGGCCAGGGCGAGGTGGTGCGCGAACTGCATTTGCGCGAGCCGACCGCCGGCGAGCTCGCCAAGTCTCAGGTCCGCAACGGCATCGAGTCGAATATTCTACTGATCGCCGAGATCACCAAACAGCCGCCCGGCCTGATCAGAAACATGGGCGCGCGCGACTACAGCAAGGCGACGAGTTTTTTGTTGGGGTTTCTCAATCCCGACCGGGAAACTGGCGCGAGCTCTGTGCCGACCTGACCTATTACTTTCACTGGCCGCCGCGCGAAATCTGGCAACTGACAATGACCGAAATTCTCTGGTGGGCGGCGCAGGCCGAGCGGCAGATCGCCGAGCGCGCCGCAGCCGCCAGGAAGGCGCCTCGTGGCTAGCAGCGGCTTTTCGGTTACCGTCAGCGTCGTCGACCAGGCGAGCCCGACACTCGCGAAGGCGAGCAAAAGCGTCGACCAATACCGGCAGCACTGGCTCGGCGCCGAGAAGGCGCTGAAGGACCTCGACAAGACCGGCCGCGAGGCGCTCAAGGGCATCGTCAACCCGCGCACGACCGGCGCGGTCGCCGATTTCGCGTTCGCGCTCACCGGCGCCGGCGTCAGGGCCGGCCGCGCATTCCAGGGCATCGGCCAATCGGTGCGCGATGCGGCCGACCAGCTCGCCCGATTTTCGCCGGCGATCGGCACGCTCGGCGCGGCGGGAACGGTTGCCGGGGTCGCAGCGCTGGCGCGTGGCTTTGGCCAGTTCGGGATCCAGACGACAAAGACCGCCGCGGCGCTCGATCTCAGTGTGAGGACGTGCAGTCGTACAGCCGCGCTTGGGAGAAGGCAGGGCTGTCGGCCGAGGAATTCGTGCAATCGCATGCGGCGATCAACAAGGCGCTCGTCGAGGGCGCGAGCCTATGGCGGCCCCGCCCTCTCCGCGACCAACTATGCCAAAGCGCTGGGCTTGGGATTGGTCGACATCTCCAAAGACCCCGAGACCGTCCGCAAGCAGGTCGCCGACGTCGTCAAGCGGATGCACTTGCTCGGCATCAATGTCGAAACGCAGGCGCAATTCCTCGAGGCGTTCGGCATCTCGCGCGAAGAGATCTCGTTGATGCAGCAGGGCGGCTACGCCCAACAGGAGCTGCACGACCGGATGGCGGCGACGGTCGTTATCAGCGACGAGCTCGTCGAGCGCGGCAAGAAATTGGGCGAGAGCCTGATCGGCCTCGGCCAATCGGCCGAAACCGCCGGCTGGAAGCTCGCCGGGGACCTCGAGCCGAGGCTGCGGCCGCTCATCGACGGCTTCGCAAGCCTGCTCACCGACATCGGCAAGATACCGGGCGGCATGGCGATCGCCGAGACGGCGATCGGCGGGTTGTTCGCGCTTTTCACCGTCGAGGTCGCGGCCCGGATGAAAAGCGTCAGCTTGGCGCTGTGGGGGCTCAGGGCCGGGGTTGTGGCGCTCGCCGGTCTCTCGGTCCCCGCATGGCTGCTGGGTCTCCTCGGCGTCGGGCTCGGGGCCGCGTTCATCGAAGGCCTGCGCGAGGGCGCCAAGCCCGGAGATCTCGGCGTCACCGGTCAGCCCGGCAAAGTGATCGATCCCGAGATCGGGCGAATCCTCGATATGCCGGCGCCGCCGGCTGCACCGCAACCGCCTCCTGCGAGCGCCGCAGCGGGCAGCAACCGGGCCTCGCCGAACGGGTGTGGAACGGCCTGACGAACAGCTGGGACTGGCTCAGCAGGTCTCCGGCAGCGCCGGTGCCGGCGGGACCGCGCCAGCGGGGTAGTGTCCGGAAAGTTCAGCAAAGCCGGTGAGGCGGATGGTCATGGTATG